GCTGGACTTTTCTTAATTTCAAAAACTCCATGTAATTTAGAAGGTCTAAGTTTAGTTTTAGTAGGAATGTGTACGGATGGAATCTGTTTATCTATAAGCTGAAATGATGGTGGAATGACAGCACTATTACTAGATTGGAAAACAGCTGGTTGTTTAGGAATATGGAGATCAGCTGTAACAGATTTGTTTAATTCTACTATGGCCTTAATTATTTCTCTACGATATAAAGGAAGTGAGTAACCTAATTCTCCTACTACACCTCCCACATGCATGCCTATCAAAGCGCCAGTATGATTACAGGCGATTATAGAGCCACACATGCCATCTAATGAAGCTATATTATAAGCATAAACCCTAAGTGTTGGAGATTTATCTATGATAGCATTAGAAATAGAAGCTGAATTAATAATAGTAGAATAACATTTAATATAACCATCAGAATCCTCAGGATCATAATAGGATGCTGACTGAAAAGTTATTGGATAAGAAATCTGTCCGTTATCAGATTCCTGAATGCGATTTATTAAGCCAGGCGCATTCATACCTGGCACCCTAAAAGCTATAAGTTCTGAATTTTGTCCAAAAAGAACTGCCTCTACAGGATCTAACTTAAGATTAATTGGCAAACCAGGATTAACAGCTCTAATTATCTTATAAGTTTGTTTAGTCTTAAGTATGGAATGGGAAGTGGTTATCAAATAATTACCAGTTCCCAAACCAGAGCAGAAATGGCTCTTACCTTCCTCATCTTCATACATAATTGTGTAAAGATTGCCCATGTAAGCTGCCCCCGGATTAATTTCTTCCGAGAGCAACTCTTGACCTTTCTGCCACCCACCGTGTTTAGCTATTCTGCGTTCACGATAGGCGGCACGTCTTTGATTGCGAGGAGATAAGTACCAAGTTGCTGGATTATTTGGATCATATTCTGCATTTTGATAAATAATTTGGCCATATTTTTTCTTTTCGGCATGGCTAGATGTTACTATAGCCACTGTGGCCAAACCAAATATAATTCCATAAAGTGCTATTATAGGTCCAAAAGTTCTTAAAAATCTACCCAACCAATGTTCTCTTAAAAATCTATTAAAACCAAATTCCTTATAATCTAAACTATTAAAACACACCTGTTGACCAGCTGTCACCCCCGACGTAAAATAACGCCATATGGATTGAAAAATTGTATGTCCATTGGGGCGACAGCCTTTGCAGTCGCATTCAAACCTATTATCTAAACTTTGTTTAATAAATTCTACAAACATAGAAACAGGTTCTAAGAAATAATTGTTATTAGTTATTTGGTCACCAGCAACCATGGTATCTACATGATTCTCACTCTTGTTACAATTAAAGTGAGCATGGTTGGCAGTTATGTTAGTAAATTCAGGAAATTCATGGTGGATTTCATTTACTACTGGTGTTGAATTAAACATTTGATAGTGAGGTCGAGCATGTGGTGGTGTATAAAGTTGAGGTTCTACTGGTGGCCTAATATTATAAAGAGCCGCAGTCGCATCATCTATCTCATAACCCTCAGGAATAATACCGTCTTCTAAAAGTGTCTTAAAATCAGAAAGAGATTCCTCCTCCTCATCTGAAATATCTTCCAGATAAGGTTGAGGATCAGGTGTTGGAACCTCCTCTATTTCTTCATATAGAGGAGATCCCAACTCTTTAGCTAATTTAGCTGCATCAAATTCAGAATCATAAGCATCAGCGAATTCCCTTTCTAAACGCTGAATAACATCAGTTTGCTTACGCTTCTGCATTCTAATATAGTTTGTATAAGCTAAAAATTGTCCTAAACCTAATGTTTTAGACGGAGTATTTTTTAATCTAAGTTGAGAAACAGTAAAACTAAAATCCTTACCTACTCTATCTACTTTGGCATAAACATCAAACCGGTTCCATAGTGCTTCTTTACACTTAATGCCATCTGGTTCCGGCTGAGCAATGTTTGATGAAACTACTATAAAAGAAGAAGAAAATAATCTACCCTTATCTTCTACAGCAGCCATTGGAACACGTGTAATATCAGAAGAAGCGAATGAAAGAAAACCTGTCACCCGCTCATCCTTACCATTCCATAAGAAATCATCATAAATGACGACATCTTGACCAGTATAGTTATCCCAATGGTCAGTGGCTGATCTAGAGTATGTTGTAGGATTAGTTATAAATTCTTGTTTAGCTAAAAATTTTCCCAGAATAGGAGCTACAGTAG